CCGGACTGGCTAATTTCTTTCCAACGTTGAAGAGCTTCGGCTTGGCGAAGAGCAAGAACAGTGAATTGACTCTGTAACTTAGAAAGATTAACCTGAAGAGTAGAACCCGAAGGAATAACATTAGATGCAGAAGCACCTTTAGCTGATAAAGATAGAGGAGTAAGAGGAGCATTGTAAGAACCAGTAGTAGCGACTTCAGAAGTAGCACCAGTAGACGGGCTCTTTAAGAATACAGAAGAAGGAATAGTACCATCAGGATTCTCAACACTGATAACAGCAATATCGCCAAACTGAGAATTCGGAAGAACACCCATCAACATATCCTTATTCCAGTTACAATATCTAAGATCAAACATTGTAGGAGATTTCCAATAATCAGAACTAGAACCAGGAAGACCATTTGAACCCATTAAATTAGAAGTACAACCAGTATAATAGTCAACATTATAAGAAGAAGGGTTAGCATTTTCCCACTGAGACCAACGGAAAAAGTCTTGATAAATCTTCTGATAAGCAAGAATAGGAAAAATATTAACAACATTATTCTGAATATACTGCTGAGAATAAGTCGAACTTTCAGAGTACTGCAAGGAAGTAGACCACCAACGAGAACCAGAAGAAGGGTGCCCTTGGCAAAGATTTCCATAACCAAGATAACTCAATAATTTAAACGACAAATCAGGCCGAGAAAAACCAAATTGATTGGTATAAAAACCAACAGAACCAGGAGTCTCAGAATCCTTATTTAACCGATAGAGAACAGTACTAAGATCGGATAAGGACAAAGAAGGTAAATAAGTACCCAAAGACAAATTCTGCGTTAAAGAAAGTGCTTGAATCTGATTGATATCTTGCATCTGTGTCAACACAGAAGGAGCAGACTTCCAAAGAAGACGCAAAGGAACAGCATAAAAATCAAAGTATTCACGCAAACGAGTATAAGCAGAGGTTTCAACTGGCTGAGTACGGGTAAAATACTCAACGTTGAATTTGTACTTATCTCCAGGCAAAGAGATATCCCAATAGACGGGAAGGAGCTCACCTACTTTTGCAGTAAAAGCGTTTTTTCGTCCAATGTCAAAGCCAGAACGGTGAGGATGATTCTGGAGATTGGACATTCCAGTGTAAGAAGCCATAAAAAAAAGTTAAAATTAAACATTATCAGTCCTGATAACAGAAAATACCAAACGAATCATTAGCCTTCTTGTGTTTGACCTTATCCCTACATTTCATCAATGAAGCGGCAGCCAAACGACGAACAAGAGGCAATTCATGATAAGGCATTTCCTTATCGAGAACAGTTCTATCATAACGGAAAGAATAATTACGAATCTCAAAATCAACCAAATCTTTATCATTAGAATCTTCCAAAGTTTGATAAAAATCAACAAGACGATTATATTCGTAACGATTCCAAAAATTAACTATTTTATCGGAGAGGACTCGTAAACACCTCTCTCGGCAGCTGGCATATCCTCCAAGTTCGGAGAGGGGTGTGCCATCTGATACGTATATTCGTAAACATTTCGCAACTCCGAGAAAAAAGCGGTATAATCGGGATGTGCGACAAGCAGTGTCCAAATCAACACCATCGTACAAACGAGATTCAGACAAAATGAGAATATCACTATGTGGTAGATTTTCTTTAGGAGAAAGAATATTTCTTTCGTCATTTCGTTTTCCATAATTGTCTACATAATTTAAATACTGTTTACAAAAAGACAAAATACTTTGCTTGGAGAATTCATTAAACGGATCACATCCTATATCAGCGCATCCGCTACGAACGACTCGTTCGGGTGCTGTGAACGCAGCAGAAAGTAACTGGTAAATACTCGATGGAGATTTACGAATAGAGTCCGAAAATCGGGGGAATAGTCGAAGGAGATACGGCCATGTAGGTTTAATTGTTCGAAAATAGCCATTGCGCTCAACGCGGACTCCATTAAGGCACTTATCGGTAACTTCATCAATTTCGGTAATTTGTACCTTTCGAGGAAAGAGATTTGACTCTGTAAATCCAATGGAATGAAAGGATTTAGGTCGCACCACTTTTGGCATCTGAATATAAAAGTCGGGTAAAGCGACAAAACTATTAACATACGACGCAACATAAGGAGCTGCGAATCCTCTCGAGAGTGACGCATCACAACGTCCGTAAGACCATGCCTTAGATACATTTTTAAGAACAGTTTCCGAGAATCGTTCGGAATTGGAAAACAGTAACAAATGCCAATGCGGGCGGAAAGTTGTTGGTCCGTATTCTGATACAGCGTAGTAACGTAATTTTTCATCTGGATAATAACTGCGTAAACGTTTTAAGAATAAATCGAGATCGCGATTACAAACATAAGGTATTCTATTTGGAATAGGATACTTAACCTTATTGAGAATAGTAAACAAATCCTTTGGATACATAGGGTAGGAGAAACAAACCTCTGGATCTCTAAAAGTTCGTTCAACCGTAGAATTTTTCAAACGAAGAGAAGCGGTACGAGGAACGCTGCGAAAACCAAACAAATAACGATTAGAGTCACGAGCGTCCAAATCATTAATATCGGGAATGCAGGATACATCCGCAATATCGTCTGTGCAATTTTCGACAATCTCAACCTGCAATGTAGGCAAAAAACAGTTAGCATAAGTAAGAGTAACAAAATAAACAAAACGGAATTGCGAAGAATAAGAAGTAAGCAAGTTGGTCTGAATGCCCGAACGACGAAGAATACAAGAGGGACATTGACCACAAGAAACCAAAACGGATTCATGAGTATACTTATTGACAACAGTACGGGGATTCTGACAACGAGTCACTAACTTATTCTGCAATTCCTGAGTAATCATTTTTTTCTATCGGTAAAATTTAACTCCATAAGACGAGGCTTACGGGAACGAACAAAAGAAATATGAACAAAAGTTCGATACTTTATAAGTTGATCGAACGCAAAATTCGAATTTTTAATCTTCTGGATGAATTCATCCACAGAACAATGGAGAGGAGCCAAATCAACAGCGTCTCCAGTCAAATGCTGAGAGGTTTTAGAACCTCCACATGCTTCATTCTCAGACTCAGTGCGAAAAGCAGAAGTAACAGAGAACTTAATATTCTGTCGAAGAAGCCATTCGATAAACTTCATTAAATTAGGATTCATGATCTACGAAAATATCTGAGCAATAGACGTAAGAAGACTAACAGCAGCTGCAATAATGGCAGACCAAATCTTAGATTTAGTTTCACTTTTCATCAGAAATAGGTTTAAAGGTTGAACACTCAGAGATAATAATAACACAATCGGGACTAAGAATAGAAGAAACGAATTCAGAAACTCCATCAACTGGCACAAGAATAGTTTCATTCTGATTAGGATTAACCTTTGATTGAACGGAACACAAATAATACTTTTCCATAACTTTAATGATTAGTGATTAATTATACATTGATTTTAAAACAGTACAAAGATATATGATTATTATTTAAAAGACCAAATACACACATATATTATTAACATAAATAAACAAATAAATATATGAGTGAAATTTGGTCTGTGAGTTTGCGTATATAAGACAAGAAAGGTATGAAAGCGATGAGGTAAATCGCTTTCCCTTCGGGCAAACTCATGTAGGCTTCGCCAATGTCCAGAGACTTTAAAGTATTCTGATTATTTTGCTCGCGGTGCTCGCGCGTTCTTCACTGCGTTCATCACTTAGGCGATCCTTCTTCCTTCGGACTTGGATCGCTTAAGTAAACTGGCCAACTGGGGTCGCAAGCGACAAGGTGTTTAGGGGAGCAGTTACCTTTAAAAGGAGAGGGAAGAAAGCTGCTATTCCGTTCGTTAAGGAAGGGAAGATGAACCCTATGCTTCGCATCACATTTCAGTCATACTTCCCGAAATGTGGAAGGTGTATAACCACGCTACGCGCGGTTGCCAGAAGTTACTCCAAACAGCAAAACCCGGCGCGTATCGAGTACGGCCGGGCAAATGTTAAAGAAAAATACTAACGGCGAGAACTATAATTGTAATTATAGTTAGTGTTAGAATTTTGATTAATAGAATGAGAAAAGGATTTAGACATAATTCTACGAGGCAAGAAATTGCCTATAGTATTACCAATACTAGTACCATATTGAACCCATTTATCAGCATCAAAATACCGATATGTTTTCTTTTCATTTCTAGAACGATACCATTGCTCAATATTCTGACTGCGAGCATTGTCTTGAGGAAGATTAAGCCGAAGTTCTTCATTATGAAAGGCAGCAGAAGACTCATTAGCAGCAATATTAGCAGCAATTTGAGACTCAGCAATACGATCAGCAATCTCGTTAGAAATATTCTGACCACGCGTACGAGCAGCTGCCAAAGCTTCCTCAGCTAGAGCTTTTTTAGCCTCAGCATAAGAAAGATAGCCAGAAGCCATACGTTGGTAGTAATCCGCAGCCTTAACATTCAAATCAAGTTGTTGTTGTTGGTCAAGATACTTATTCATAATACCTTTAGCCTCATTGTCAAGAAGCATACCAGCATGCTGTGCACGCATAATAACACCTGTCATCGTCATATTATCGACTTCCTGCTGCTCCTTAGCATAACCAAGCTGAGCACGAGCCAATCCAGTAGACTTCAAATAATCACGAGTCTCATCAGTAAGTTTGCCCCAATCAATATTAGAAAGGGTTTCCATAGCTTTAGCATCAGCAAGCTGTCTAGCGCCTTGCAATTGAGATTTTTCAGATTGCATAAGCTCATATTGGAAAATATTACCAATAGAAGAACCAATACCAGAGTAATCAGCCTGAAAAGGTTGCATCTGGGCATTACCAGAAGAAGTAGCGGTAGCACCAGCACCAACAGAACCAGCGGTACCAGAAGAACCACCATTCATCATCAGATAGGGGTTTAAACCAGCCTCTTCGAGACGTTGGCGTTGGGCAGAAGCAGTGTTATAAGTGTTTTCCTTATTCCACATATCTTCCTGCCAGTTACGCTGCTGTATCGCCATACGCTCGTTGAACTGGTTATTCATCTGATTTATCTTATAATTCATCTTGTTAGTCTCTTGGACATTCTGCCTATTCTGTCCATTCTGCAAAGAAGAAGCACCAGCGCCAAAGAGACCACCGACAATAGAACCAAAGAGACCCATTACTCAGAAGAAGCAGAAGAATCAGAAGCAACAGCACCTTCTGATTGTTGTTTAGCATTCTCGGAATCAATTAAAGATTGAGCCTCACGTTCAAGAACCTCAGCATGAGCAGCAAGATCTTTCGACCAGGCAATAATCTCAGACGGGGACTGAATATGACGAGAACGAACCGTCGACAAAAGATCATCATCAGACATCTTATCCATAATCTGCTGAATCTGAGAAGCAGAATTACGACTCTGGCCAAACTTGGAAGCAATAGCCAAACCAGCACGAGAAGCCAAATCCTTAGTATGGAGAATCAAACGGACATCAGAGGTATAACGAACAGGACGAGTATTATCCGTATCGTCAATTTCAACACGAAGCTCTTCCGTAGAATCAAACTCGGGAGCGACCGCAAAAGAGTCAGGGGAAACATCAGGAATTAATGATTCTTGAGTTTCAATAGTTTTTAAATTAGAAAATCCAGTCATAACAAACAATATTAATAAGGTACACCATCACGAGATAAGTTACGAGCAACGTAACAACCGATATAAGAGTTAACTAACAACTGGTCTGTATCCCAAGTAGAATCAGCCTTAACGCCAAATATAGGATCAAGAACAGAGGGATTAACTTTAAAGAACTTGTAGTTCAAGACAACACGAGTATTGGGATTCTCACCACCTTCTTCATATCCATGTCCAAACCAACCAGAGAGAAGAGACTCGGTAACAGGAGATACCCAAGACTTCTGAGTAGTAGTAAAGGCACCGTTGATAACATCGAGTTTAGTCTTCCAATTGAAATAACGAGGATTATAACCAGCATTGAACAAGTTAACAATAGAGGACTTAGGAGAATTGAATATCTGAGTCATAGGAAGAACCTCCATACCAATGTTATCAAACTCAGGAATAGGAAGTGATTCAGCATCAGTCACAAGTAATTGGCCATCTTGTCCAGTAATCGTATAATCAAGCAAAGGAACAGCATGATAAATACACATAACAACACAATGCTCATTAGTTGTATAGGTAAACGAACCATTACCAGCACCAACACCTTTACCAGCAATCACAGCGGAATCACCAGAACCAGCAAGATTATTGTTAACAACCTCACTAATGTCAAGATTACGAGAAATACCACCAATATAGGTACACATATTGGAAAGAGATTGGGGAAGATTAACTCCAAAATGTTTCCGAATTTGTTCACGGTAATCCGAATCACCGGACTGGCTAATTTCTTTCCAACGTTGAAGAGCTTCGGCTTGGCGAAGAGCAAGAACAGTGAATTGACTCTGTAACTTAGAAAGATTAACCTGAAGAGTAGAACCCGAAGGAATAACATTAGATG